TGGCACGAGTGCCTAATGAAAAAGCATCGAAAGCAGAGGCTATGTATCATGACGGTATGAAACTCGTGGATATAGCAAGAAAACTTGACGTGCCGCCAGGCACTGTCCGACGATGGAAAAGTACATACCATTGGGATGGTGAGCATCAAAGCGAGCGTTCGGAAAAGAAAAGCGAACGTTCGGAAAACAAAAAGAGCGTTAGAAAAAAAGCTATAGCTGATGAAGTCAAGCAGGTAATACAGAACACCGAATTGACCGATAAACAACAGCTTTTTTGCATACATTACATCCGGTGTTTCAACGCTACTAAGGCATATCAGAAAGCGTATGGCGTTGATTATGCGACTGCGGCATCAATAGGATATCGTTTGTTGGAAAATGATGGAGTGAAAGAAGAAATTCTCCGGCTAAAACAGAATCGGCTCAACAGGGAATTTGTGAGTGAGTCGGATATATTTCAGAAGTACATGGATATTGCCTTTGCGGATATGACTGATTTTGTAGAATTTGGAAACGGAACGTTTACAGATCCGGAGACGAATGAAGAAGTTCAATACAGCTATGTGAATTTAAAAGACAGTAAAGCTGTAGACGGAACATTAATTTCAGAGGTTTCCAAAGGGAAAGACGGTGCAAAGATTAAACTTGCCGACCGTATGAAAGCCTTGCAGTGGATTTCAGACCACATGGATCTTGCTACCGAGAAGCAGAGAGCTGAGATTGCCTTGCTGAAATCCAGAGCAGATGCCGGTAAGGATGACCGGGAGAGCAAACTGGATAAATTCTTTGAACAGATAGAGGGTGCGCTGAAAGATGCTGAGTGATCTGTATACACCAAAACAGCTTGATACATTCCACTTTGCCGTGAATAATGACTATTTTATGTTGATTAACCATGGCGCAAAGCGAACCGGGAAGACAGTTCTGGATAATGACCTCTTTCTGTACGAACTCCGCCGGATCAAAAAGATAGCCGCTGCACAGGGAGTGGAAAATCCACAATATATACTGGCGGGTGCAGATCTGGGAGCACTCAACCGAAATGTACTGATCGAGCTGTCGAACAAATATGGCATAGAATTTCATTTTGATAAATTCAACCGATTTAAGCTGTTCGGGGTACAGGTGTGCTGTTTTGGTCATTCAAAGATCAATGATCTGGGGCGTATCCGAGGAATGACCGCCTACGGTGCTTACATCAATGAGGGCACAATGGCAAAGCAGGAAGTATTTGACGAGATCAAGTCCAGATGTTCCGGAAATGGTGCAAGGATGCTGATCGACACGAACCCGGATAACCCAGAACATTGGTTGAAGAAAGATTTTATTGATAAAGCAGATGGGAAAATTATTAAGGAAGTGCAATACAGGCTGGATGATAATACGTTCCTGTCAGAACGCTATAAGCAGAACATGAAAGAGACCACACCGTCTGGAATGTTTTATGATCGTAATATAGAGGGAATGTGGGTCATGGGCGAAGGTGCCGTATACCGGGATTTTGATAAGAAAGTCCATTATATCAGCAGGGCAGAATTGCAAAAGGTCAATTTTGTTAAGTTTATTGCCGGTGTGGACTGGGGCTATGAACATTTCGGAGTAATCGTGCTGATTGGGAAAGACGATCAGGGCTGTTATTATCTGATCCGGGAGATTGCGCGCCAGTTTGAGGAAATAGATTTCTGGCTGGAGCAGGCACAGGCAATGAAAACTGAGTATGGGAGTATTCCATTCTATTGTGACTCTGCCCGCCCGGAATATGTGAAGAAGTTTAAGAAAAACGGTTTGCGGGCGGTCAATGCCAATAAAGCCGTATTAAGCGGAATTGAGCGTGTGGCACAGCTATACAAGCAGAACAAACTTCGGATAGTAGATGATGTAGAGCGGTTCCGTGATGAAATCTATATGTATGTGTGGAATGATAAGACCGGGGAGCCGGTAAAACAGTTCGATGATGTGCAGGATGCAATCCGGTATGCAATTTACACGGATGAGAACCGCGGCGGCATCGGTATTTTGAAATGAGGTAGAAAATGAAAAATATGAAAGTAAATATCCTTGGAACTGAATATTCGATTGAAACTCATAAGGTGTCAGAAGATGAGTATATGCAAAAGAATAGACTTGCTGGTTATTGCGGTGAGGAAGATAAAAAAATCATAATTGCCGACATGTCAGAGGAAGAATATTTCACAGGGATGGACGAAAAATCGCAAAAGAAATATTGGAGAAAAGTTTGTAGGCATGAAATTATCCACGCTTTTTTCAATGAGAGCGGTTTATCTGATTCCTCAAATTGTTATGATGGAGCATGGGCAAAAAATGAAGAAATGGTTGACTGGTTTGCAATTCAGTCACCGAAGATTTTTGCAGCATATCAGAGCCTTGAAATTTTGGGAGAATAACAATGGACATCGAAACAATGAAACAACTGATAAAAAAATACGAACCCGGTCATGCAGCGTTTGTGACACGGGCAGCAGTGGCAGAACGGTATTACCGGAATGAGACAGATATTTTATTCCGGGATAAGCCAAAAGAAGAAAAAGAGGAAGCGGACAATCCCTTGCGCAATGCAGACAACCGGATTCCCCGGAACTTCCACGGATTGATCGTGAATCAGAAAGCATCATATGCATTTACTGCACCGCCGTTGTTTGACGTAGGAAGTACCACGAGCAATAAGCGTATCACGGAAGCCCTGGGGGATGAATATGCCAAGAATTGCATGGAATTGTGCATCAATGCGGCAAATGCTTCTATCGGCTGGGTGCATTACTGGCAGGGAGAAAATGGTTTTGAGTGGGCGGTAGTTCCGTCTGCACAGATCATCCCGGTATTTAACCGGAGCCTGAAAAGGCGGCTGATCGGAACCATGCGTGTGTATCCGGACATTGACGAGAATACCGGTGATAACTATACCGTGTATGAATACTGGACGGATACAGAGTGCCAGGCATTCCGGAGAAGAACCGGTGATGCACTGGATCTGCTGACATACTATGACATGTTTGCGTATCCGGACAGTGGGGATATGGCTGCCAGTTACCGGCATGATTTTGGGGAAGTGCCATTTATCCCATTTTATAACAATAATATACATACAGATGATCTGCGAAACATAAAGCCGCTGATAGACGTATATGATAAGGTCTACAGCGGTTTTATTAATGATCTGGACGATATACAGGAACTGATTTTCGTATTGTCCGGATATGGCGGTGAAGATCTGAACAGTTTTCTTTCTGATTTGAAAAAATACAAGACTATCAAAGTAGATGGGGATGAGGGCGGTGCAGTATCAACACTTAATATTGAGATCCCGATTGAAGCCAGAAACAGCGTCTTAGAAGCCACCAGAAAGGCAATCTTCGAACAAGGGCAGGGATTCGATCCACAGCCAGAGAACTTCGGAAACCAGTCAGGTGAAGCACTGAAATTTATGTATTCACTGCTGGAGATGAAAACAGGACTTATGGAGACAGAATTTAAACTTGGTTTTGCACGTCTTGTCCGGGCGGTCTGTAGGAGCCTTGGCATCCAGTGCAACACCATTATACAGACATGGACCCGTACTTGTATCAAGAATGATACGGAGCAGGCACAGATATGCAGGGATTCGGTTGGCATTGTCAGTAAAAAGACGATCCTGAAAAATCATCCGTTGGTCGAAGATGCTGATGAGGAATTGAAGCAGATAGAAAAAGAAGAGAAAGAGGCACAGGAGAAAGCGGATGCTTACACCGGAGCCTTTGGACAGTCACAAAAGGATGATCCGGCGAAGAAAGATAATCAAGAAAAGAACAATGATCCAAAAAACATGGAATAAAGGAACGGGGCAGGTGATCGCATGGGTAAACGGACAGGTAAATACTGGCAGGAACGTTTTAAACAGATGGAGCAGGCACAGCACGATACTTCGTTTCAGAAAGTGCAGGAAATTCAGGAGCAGTTTGACAGATCCCTTGCGGCAATTAATGCAAAGATCAATTCCTGGTATCAGAGACTTGCAGATAACAATGGTGTATCTATGCAGGAAGCACGGAAACTGCTGAATGCAGGAGAACTGAAAGAATTTCACTGGAATGTTGAGCAATATATCAGATATGGACAGGAAAATAAAAAAAACGGAGAATGGGAGCAGCAGTTAGAAAATGCATCTGTGAGGGTGCATATCAGCAGACTGGAAGCCTTAAAACTTGAAATACAGCAGGAAGCAGAAAAGTTGTATGGAAACTGCATCGATGCAATAGATCAGCATATTAGGAATACATATACCTCTGATTTTTACCATACTGCCTATGAAATACAAAAAGGTGTCGGCATTGGCACGACCATAAACCGGCTGGATTCAAGAACCGTGGAGATGATCGTATGTAAACCCTGGGCGGTGGATGGAAAGAACTTTTCAGACCGCCTGTGGGAGAATAAGACAAAGCTGATCAATCAGCTGCATAACAGTCTATCGCGCATGTGCATCACAGGAGAAGCACCAGACCGGGCTATTGCAGAGATTGCCAAGAAGATGAAAGTATCTAGGGCACAGGCGGGCAGGGTAGTCATGACGGAATCTGCGGCATTTGCAAATAAGGCAAGACAGGACTGCATGAAAGAGTTGGATGTGCAGCAGTTTGAAATCATGGAGACATTAGACAGCCATACATGTGAGTTTTGTGGAT